TTGAAGGTAGGTCGTGGCGCAAGGACTATTATAAGCCTTACAAAGCAAACAGGCAAGAAACTCGTGCGGCTATGACTGTCAAAGAGCAAGAGGAAGACAAGCTATTCTGGGAAGCGTTTGACGAATTTAAAAATTTTATTACAGAAAAAACTAATGCTACAGTAATGCAACATCCTAACTTAGAAGCGGATGATTTGATTGCAGGCTGGATACAAGCACATCCAGATACCAAGCATGTCATTATTTCAACAGATGGAGATTTTGCACAGTTAGTAAGTCCAACTGTTAGCCAATATAATGGTGTAGGCGATTTACATATTACACACGAAGGTATCTTTGATGCAAAAGGTAAACCCGTTAAAGACAAAAAAACAGGCGAACCAAAGTCGGCGCAGGATCCAGAGTGGATGCTATTCGAGAAATGTATGCGTGGCGATACCAGTGATAATGTCTTCTCGGCGTATCCAGGTGTGCGTACTAAAGGTTCTAAAAACAAAGTTGGTCTTACTGAAGCGTTCGAAGATCGTAAAGCCAAAGGATTTGCGTGGAACAATCTCATGCTTCAGAGATGGGTTGACCACAATGGTTTAGAACATCGTGTCTTAGAAGATTATCAACGTAATGTACAGTTATGTGATTTGACTGCACAACCTGATGATATTAAGGTTAAAATTAAAGAAACAATTACAGCTAACGCAGTACCTAAAGCAGTAGATCAAGTGGGTATTCGTATGCTAAAATTCTGTAATGCATGGGATATGAAAAAGATTGCAGAAAATATACAATCTTATGCAGAACCATTTCAAGCAAAATATAAGGAAGAATAATGACAGACATACACGCAAAACCTATTGTAGATGGAAAATTTTGGATTGTAGAACAAGCTGGAACTAAAATTGCTACCTTACATAAAAAAGAAAACAACAAATTTGTTTTAAGTAGTACTCAAGGCGAAGTAATGTTTAATAAGAAACAAGACTTAACTAAACAATTTGGCGATGGTTTCTTTTTAAATAATACTAAAGTAAAAGTTACACAACCTGAAGAACATGAATGTCATGGATATCCGACATTATGTGTTCCTTATAACAGTATGTATGATGTTAGACGTAAACTCCCGTTATTCACTAAGAGTTTGCAAAGTAAAAGTTTATATTGTGCAGGATATTATATTATTAAATTTAACAAGGGCTGGGTTAAGAGTTTCTGTCCTAAAGCAATTACTATTGAAAGATATCCATATCAAGGACCATTTATGGATAAACTAGAAATGAAAACGGTATTGGCAAATGCAAAATCCAATTAATACTACACCAATTAGTCAGTTAATTCAACTGATAAAAGCCGCCGAATTAAGTCAAAGCAAAGAAGTTAAAATTACTATTCAACAAGCAAGAATGTTAAATTTGGCTCTTACTGAAATTTTAATTAAAATGAATCAAGACTATGAAAGTATGTATAACGCATTAAAGGCTAGTGTAAGCTCTGAAGTTGTTACAGTACAATTAGACGGTGGTGACTTCGGTAACACAGAATAAAAGATAAATATATGCGTATATTACCAGGACGCATATTATGTCAAGACCTAAGCCAAAAGTTTTATTAGAATACACAAACAAGAAAACTTATAAATCTGAACAGATTTTAGAAGCAGAAGCCATTTGGGCTGTATTTTATAAAAATGAACCGTTTAATCTTAAAAGTTTTAATAGTCTAGTCAATTATCCTGGTCCTAAGTATAAAAAAGTATCTTTTAGTAACCCGGGCCACGCACGTAATTTAGCCAAAAAATTAAACTTAACATTTGGCTGTGAAGATTTTCAAGTAGTTATGCTGACTACTGGCACTATAGTAAAATGATTAATCGAAATGCATTAACCAAAATATTTCTGGAGCAATGGGGTAAAAGCACAGACGAGGCTAATGTAAAATTATTTGGTCGTAAATGGTGGCAAAGTAATCGAGTTGGTAAAGAAAATGCATTTCGATTAACCGAAGAAGGTTACGAATTTTTGGTAAGAGATTTGGAATTAAAAGAGTACGAAATTCCGTTTACAGAACCAATTGAACTAAGTCCTCAAACAATCGTATTTTTGGAAAGATACATCGATTGTCCGTATTATCTTACACCAATGTCAATTACTGTGTTCGCTGAAAAGAAAGGATTTGAACTGATGTTGTTTTCCGACGACATCAGAAAATTTGGCTTAATTAAAGCCATGAATGAGCGAGAAAAAGAACTAGCTAGCCAAAATAATAGTTGACTTAGTTACGGTACTATTGTATAATAGATACATAGAGCGTTAATTCAACAACACTTTTTTTAAACTAAGATAGGAAAAGAAATGGCATCAGATCTAGCTACTCGCACCGTTGGCCCCCAAGGTGCAAAAAAATCTCTGCGTAAAGCATTTAAAAACAAGCGTCCAATTTTCCTATGGGGTCCTCCCGGAATTGGCAAATCCGATATTATTAAACAGCTCGGTACTGAGCTCGATGCTCATGTTATCGATGTTCGTTTGAGCCTTTGGGAACCTACTGATATTAAAGGTATTCCATATTTTGACTCTAACGATAACACTATGCGTTGGGCACCTCCTAGCGAATTGCCAACACAAGAAATGGCAAGTAAGCACAAGAACATTATTTTGTTCTTGGATGAAATGAACAGTGCGGCACCTAGTGTACAAGCGGCGGCTTATCAATTAGTTTTGAATCGTCGTGTAGGTACCTATCACTTGCCAGACAATGTTATGTTGGTTGCGGCAGGTAATCGTGAAACTGACAAAGGTGTAACATTCCGTATGCCAGCTCCGTTGGCTAATCGTTTTGTTCACTTGGAAATGACTGTAGATTGGGATGACTACTTTGATTGGGCTGTTGACAACAAGATTCATCAAGATGTTGTGGGCTTTTTGACTTTCTCTAAGAAAGACTTGTATGATTTCGATCCTAAGTCCAGTTCACGTGCCTTTGCTACTCCACGTAGCTGGAGTTTTGTAAGCGAATTACTTACAGACGATGACTGTGATAACGACACACTAACAGACTTAGTGTCCGGTTCAGTTGGTGAAGGTTTGGCTGTTAAGTTTATGGCGCACCGCAAACATGCTAGCAAAATGCCTAATCCTACAGACATTTTGAGTGGCAAAGTTAAGAAAATGGATTCAAAAGAGATTTCAGCAATGTACTCTTTGACTGTATCTTTGTGCTATGAATTGAAAGATTCTTGCGAGAAGAAAGCTAAAAACTGGAACGATCAAGTCAATAACTTCTTCCAATTTATTATGGATAATTTTGAAACAGAATTGGTTATTATGGGTACTAAACTAGCATTGTCAACTTACAAGTTGCCGTTAGATCCAGACGAAATCAAATGTTTTGATGATTTCCATGCCAAATTTGGCAAGTACATTAGCCAAGCTACAGAAAAATAATTTGGTTTAGCACTATTTGACACCTCCTTCGGGAGGTGTTATACTATATACATAGTAACAATTCAGGAGCATAAATGTCACACGCAGATCCAGTTATAGACAAAATTATTGTAGCCCGTGTGGGTCTACTACTTCGTCATCCGTTTTTCGGTAATATGGCTACACGCTTAAAAATACAAGAAGCTAGCGATTGGTTACCTACTGCGGCTACAGACGGTCGTACTATTTTCTTTAACCGTAAATTTTTCGATCCACTAACAGTTAAACAAGTCGAGTTTGTTATTGCACATGAAATTCTGCATAATGTATTCGATCATATGGGTCGGCGAGAAGGACGTAATCCGCGCATTTTTAACATTGCCGCTGATTATTGTGTAAACGGACAATTAGTCCGTGACCGTATCGGCGATCATCAAATTCCTGATATTAAAATTTTCCATGATCCTAAATATTATGGCATGGGCGCAGAAGAAGTCTACGACAAAATTTTTGATGAAATGGACGAAGATGAACTCAATGCACTTGGACAATTATTGGACGAGCACATTGACTGGGGAGAAGATGGCAAAAATGGTCAGCCAAAGTACACTAAAGAAGAATTAAAACAGATTCGTGACGAGATTCGTGAAGCTACAATTCAAGCCGCAAATGCCGCAGGTGCTGGTAACACTCCTGCTAGTGTACAACGCATGATTAAAGAATTTACAGAGCCTAAAATGAATTGGCGTGAAATTTTACGTCAACAAATCCAAAGCACTATTAAAAACGATTATTCATTCATGCGTCCTAATCGTAAGGGTTGGCATATGAACGCAATTCTACCAGGCACTCAATTTCAAGAAACAATTGATATCTGTGTAGCTATTGACATGTCAGGTTCTATTGGTGATGAACAAGCCAAAGACTTCTTAAGTGAAATTAAGGGCATTATGCAAGAATATCAAGACTTTAAAATTAAAGTTTGGTGTTTTGATACTCGAGTGTATAACGAAGCAGACTTTGACGGTTACAATATCGATGAGTTTGATAGCTATGAACCAATGGGCGGTGGTGGAACTGATTTTGATGCTAACTGGGAATACATGAAAGAAAATGATATTCAGCCTAAGAAGTTTATCATGTTTACTGACGGATATCCGTTTGGTTCATGGGGTGATGAATTGTATTGCGATACAGTATTCATCATACACGGCAATGATAAGATTGTTCCTCCATTCGGGGAATTTGCTTATTACGAACAAGTTAAAGAAGTAGCATGACATTAAAAGCGGGAAAGGCCAATCCTTTAAATTACTTTAATTTACGGAGGGTTGACTTTGCCTGCCCTCATTTTAAGTATACAACTATAAACAAATATAATCCTACTTTAATCAAATCTTTAGATGCTTGGATTAGCAAAAACTTAAATAATCGGTATTACATAGGACAAGGCATAGGTTTAGATAATTCCAATACTATTGTGTATAATACACGTATTGGTTTTGAATCAGAAAAAGAGTTAAGTTTTTTCACGATTGCTTGTCCTATTTTGTAAACAAGATAATTATATTAGTACTTTTCAAAGGAGATACATATGACTGATACTGTACAAGAACCAACACAAGAACAACCAACTAATACTGCACAACAAGATCAAAATAACGATTTAACAATTAACGATTTGGCTGCAATGAAAAACATTATTGATATTGCTAGCACACGCGGTGCATTTAAACCAAATGAAATGGTAGCAGTTGGTACGATTTATAACAAACTATCTGCTTTTTTAGATCAGGTTCAAAAACAAGCTGAAGCACAAAAAGCTCAAGGATAATATTATGGCCGAACTCAAACATGTAGGCAGAGTTATATCTACAAAGAAAAAATGTATTGTAGTATATCGTACTTTGCCAGGCGATGCACATAGTTGCCTAATTGTACCAACTGAAAATTTACCAGATAGCTATCACGATAGTTTAATCAATTTAGTAGAAAGTAATGCTGGGCAAAGTTCCTACGAGTTTGCCGAAGTAATGGCACGTAGTAATTTTTCCGATGGCAGTATTATGCTAGCGGCATTACATGCTCAAGGTCGTTTAGTTAAGCTAGGTACTAGCGAAGTAGAAATGACTCCTACTACATCAGGTAGTATTGTGTTGTCAGAATTAAATCAAATTATTGCTGAACAACGCGGTGTTGCAGTTGACGATTTATCACTTAAATCAAATTCTGCAGAACCTACTGCATCTAAAACTGTAGAAGCTCCAGTCGTAGAAGAAAAAATTGATACTACGCCCACT